CGCGCCGTCGCGCGCTACATGACCAAGGAGCTGCGCGAGTGTCAGGAGTATGAGACCCGCCCCGGCCTGCACGGCTGGAGCTGCACGCGCAACGCCGTCCGGCCGGAGATCGAGACCGACGTCGTGCCGGACGATTTCGAGCTCACGCCGCCCGAGGGCTGCCGGATCTATATCGACGAGTGCAAAAGGACCGAGTGGGCATGCTACCGCGTTATCAAGTTCCGCCTTGAGGCTCACCTCGCCGCGCCCAGACCCGCGCGCCGCAGACGCCCGCCGCGCTGAACCTTTTTTATTTATTTTTTCTGCCTTGAAACACATATTATTTTAAGGATAAAGAGTGTGATCGCATTGACGGAGTTCAGGAAATCTGATAGAATCATCAGAGTAAAGGACGGGTGGGCTTCCTGTCCGATCTGCGGCAACGGCCGGCTCAAGCTCGTCCGCCCGGATGAGACCGCCGAGCTCGTTTACATCCATTGCCGCCGATGCAAAAACGATATACCGCTTGTGCTTAAACAGGGCCAGTGCTTTAAGAGCCAGGGCCAGCATGATCCGCTTTGATGCGGTCACGCTGGCTCTGGCTCTTTTTTCGCCCGCGGAGGATTTATGCGCAGTAAACCAAGAGCCGACCACGTCGGAGAAACACGGACCGCCTATCTCAAAAATGCCCGCCGCGTCATTATGGCCGGGGAGGTCTGCGGCATATGCGGCCGGCCCGTCGATAAGTCGCTCAAGTACCCCGACCCTATGGCGCCGAGCGTCGACCACATTATCCCCATCTCCCGCGGCGGGCATCCGAGCGATATCGACAACCTCCAGCTGACGCACTGGTGCTGCAATCACGCGAAGTCGGACAGGCTGACCGCCGCCCCGCCCCGCCCCTGGCAGGCCGGTCCGAGCGTTTCCAACCGAAATTTGCCGCAGCATGTCGATTGGGGAAATTACCGGGGGGATACCACCCTCTGACCCCCGGTTGGCGACCTCCCTGCCCGTACTGTGGGAAAAAACACGAGGTTGACGGAAAATTTTCCGGGCGGAAGCCCGCAGACAAAAAGTTAAATAAGGACGTGCGATATGAATGGTGAAAATCTGCGCGGGATCGGATTTCTCCGCAACAAACTTGCCCTAAAACAAGGCAGAATCCGCACCCGATACTGCTACTACGAGATGAAATTTTCCGTCCGGGACTTCGGAATTTCCACGCCGCCGGAGCTTGCGTGCCTCAATTCCACGCTCGGCTGGTGCGGCAAGGCCGTGGACTCCCTGGCAGACCGGATGACGTTCCGGGAATTCCGGAACGACACGTTCGGCATGAACGAGATCTACCGGCAGAACAACCCGGACATTCTGTTCGACTCGGCCATTCTCGGCGCGCTGATCTCCTCGTGCAGCTTTATCTACATCAGTGCCGGGGCGAACGGCGATCCCCGGATGCAGGTGATTGACGGCGGCCACGCGACCGGCATCATTGACCCCGTCACGAACCTGCTCACCGAAGGGTACGCCGTTCTCGAGACAAAGGGCGGGCGTGCGGTGACGGAGGCGTATTTTGTCCCCGGCGAAACGCAGATCCTCCGGAGGGGAAGGCCGCCGGAGAGCTTCAAAAGCTCCGTGCCGTACCCGCTGCTCGCGCCGATCATCTTCCGGCCGGACGCTGTCCGGCCATTCGGACACAGCCGGATCTCCCGCGCGTGCATGTCGCTGGTGGACAGCGCCATACGCACGGTAAAGCGCGGCGAGATCTCGGCGGAGTTCTACTCCTTCCCGCAGAAGTACATCACGGGGCTTTCTCCGGACGCCGAGACCATGGATACCTGGAAGGCCGCCATGTCCTCCATGCTGACGTTTACCAAGGACGAGGGCGGCGACCGCCCGACGGTCGGGCAGTTCAGCCAGCAGAGCATGCAGCCGCACATTGAGCAGCTGCGCATGTTCGCTTCCCTCTTCGGAGGCGAGGTCGGGCTGACGCTTGACGATCTCGGCTTCCCGAGCGCGAACCCGAGCAGCGCCGAGGCGATACGCAGCACGCATGAGAGTCTGCGCCTGACGGCGCGGAAGGCGCAGCGCACGTTCGGCAGCGGCTTTCTGAACGCCGGATACCTGGCGGCGTGCCTCCGGGACAGCTATCCCTACAGGCGGACGATCCTCGGGGAGACGCAGCCCGTCTGGGAGCCGATCTTCGAGCCGGACGCGGCCATGCTGTCGCTCATCGGCGACGGCGCGGTCAAGATCAATCAGGCGATCCCCGGCTTTTTCAACGCGGACGGGCTCCGCGATCTGACCGGAATCCGGGGAGGCCAGAATGACTGACGCCGTGCCGGAGCTGTGGGAGCAGATCTCCCGGGATTTCAACCGCAGCGCAAGCACCGACGTATGGATCCGGAGCTTCCTCCGCCGGGTGAAAGACGGGACGGCCACGAGCGAGGAGGCCTCCGTCTACGCCGGGAGGCTCGGCACCCACGCCGGGAGCGCGCTGGCAAGAGCGCTGAAAAAAGAGAGCCTCCCGGACGGGAAGCTCTACTGGAATATCGCGGACCGGACGATCCGGCCGCTGCTGACGGAGGTCCATCGGCGGGTCAACGACGCGGCCGCCGCCGTGCTGGCGGCGGAAAACAAAAGGAACGGAATCGGACTCAAGCCGATGCGCGGGCCATGGCCGGAAAACCGCGTGAAGGATCTGATCGACAAGATCGTGGAGGTTTACGCGGAGGAAGAAGCGGATGGTCAGTGATTACCTCTCTTTTGTGCGCTCTGCTATCGAAAATATCTCTTCGGGGTTTTACGACAGCTTTGTCGAGGACAATGCGCGGGCCGCCGGGCTGAGCGGCGCAAGGAGCGTTATTACCAGAAAATCCATCGGAAGATGCTGCGACTGGTGCGACAGCCTCATCGGGACATGGGACTATTCGGCCGGGGAATATCCGGCGGACGTATTCCGGAGGCATCAGAACTGTACCTGCATCGTGACCGTTTCGACAGGCAAAGGGCATTACCAAGACGTATGGACAAAGAAGTCCTACGAGAGCGAACGCGATCTGGTCATCGAAAGAGTTCAGGCCATTGAGGCCGAGATGATAGGCGATTCCACATATGCCCGGCTTCGGCTTGCCGCAAGAGAGCGCGGCGAGAAGTTTATCGACGCAACGAAGTATTACCAGCGAAAACGGAGCCACTACATCAGCAGAGTGCGCAAGGTGAGCGGAAATTTCACAATAAACGGGAAAACCTACAACACCGGCGACAGGGGCGTTTCTTTCTCCAAAATGTCAAAGGAATGGGACTTTGCAAAGGAGTGGGTGAAGGCCAACGGCGGGCGGATCGAGCTGGTCCCCCGTGTCACATCTCCGCAGAGGGTACCCACTCCCGACTTTATCCTTGACGGAATGCAGATTGATCTAAAGCAGCCGGACGGAGGCGGGCGGTGGGTAATTTCTCATCAAGCTAACGAATTGGAAGGTCAGGCCGACCGAATGATCATCGACTTGAGCAATTCAGAACTTTTAAGCAGACCAGAAGAACTGCAAAGACAGATTCGCTATGTATTCAACAACGATAAGTATCTATGGCTTAATCAAATCATCATCTCTGACGGTCCGCAGATCAAGTATGTCGCCGACAGAATATAAAAAGGCCGCCTAACACGTCCAGGAAACTGGACGTATAGACGGCAAGATGATCTCTCATCTCGTCCTTATTATATGCGGAGCGCTTTGAAAATGCAAGCTTTTTTTGGACCTCGAGAAAAATAAAAGCCGCCTAAAATGTCCCTCAGGCGGGACATATAGGCGGCGATGAGCCGACCGCAGCCCAGATGTGCCACGATAGGCTCCATTTCAACCGCCTAACACGTCCAGATCACTGGACGTATAGACGGCAAGATGATTTCTCATCTCATCCCTATTATATGCAGAGTGCTTTGAAAATGCAAGCTTTTTTGAAAGGAACGGTCCATGAAAAAACGGCGCGGCAGCCAGAATCCGACGAAGCTGATCCTCTGCCGGTATAAGCACAAGATGAGCCGGTACGACGAGGCCGTGGAGCTTTACGAGCGGACCGGCCGCACCGCGCAGCGGTGGCAGGTGCTTCTGCTGCGGCACATTCTCGCCACGGACAAGGCCGGTCTGTGGGTGCATACGAAATTCGGCTATGCCGTCCCGCGGCGAAACGGCAAGAACGAGGTCGTCGTCATGCGCGAGATCTTCGGGCTGAAAAACGGCGAGCACATCCTGCACACCGCCCACCGGACGACCACGACGCACGCGGCGTGGGAGCGGCTCTACGATATGCTGCAGAAGGCCGGCATCCCGGTAGCCAGCACATACCGCGCCTACGGCCGGGAGCACATCTTCCTGAAGAACGGCGGAAAGATCGAGTTTCGCACCCGCACCAGCAAGGGCGGTCTCGGCGAGGGCTTCGATCTTCTGGTGATCGACGAGGCGCAGGAGTACCAGGACGATCAGGAGAGCTCGCTCAAGTACACCGTTTCCGACAGCCCGAATCCGCAGACGATCCTCTGCGGGACGCCGCCGACGCCCATCAGCGCCGGAACGGTGTTCGTAAAGTTCCGGCAGAGCTGTCTCGCCGGGGAGCTGAAGCACAGCGGCTGGGCGGAGTGGTCGGTGGAGTATCAGACGGACCCGAGGGACAAGGAGGCGTGGTATCTTACCAACCCGAGCCTCGGAACCATCCTCAACGAGCGGAAGATCACGGACGAGATCGGGCCCGATCCGGTCGATTTCAACATCCAGCGTCTCGGTCTGTGGCTCACCTACAACCAGAAGAGCGCCATTTCGGAGGCCGAGTGGCAGAGCATCCAGACGGATGTGGTGCCGGAGCTGACGGGGAAGATCGTTGTCGGGATCAAGTTTTCCCACGACGCGGCGTCTGTTTCTCTCGGCGTGGCCGCACGGACGAAGGACGGCCGGATCTACACGGAGGTCATCGACTGCCGCAGCACGCGCAGCGGCACGGCGTGGATCCTGGACTTTCTCAAAAAGACCGCAGGCTCCACCAAAAAGGTCATTATCGACGGCGCAAGCGGTCAGCAGCTGCTCGCCGATGAGATGAAGGCCGCGAAGCTCAAGCCGCCGCACCTGCCGACGACGCGGGACGTGATCACGGCGAACGCCGTCTTTGAGCCCAGGATCGAGCAGGGCATCCTATGCCACAGCGGGCAGCCCAGCCTTGCGCAGGCGGCCTCCAGCTGCGAGCACCGCGCGATCGGCTCCAACGGCGGCTTCGGCTACCGGGCCATCAAGGAGGGCGTGGATATTTCCGTTCTGGACTGCGCCGTGCTGGCGTGCTGGGGCGTTGACGAATTCAAGGAAACGCAGATCCGGCAGAGGATCTCGTACTGACAGATTGTGTTCAATTCGGACACACGTCCGATTAACAAAACTACCTCGACGGAGGGTATAAACGGAGGATTCATTATGGCAGAGTTTACACCGATCACCACGCAGGAAGCGTTTGACGAGGCGATCAAGAGCAGACTGGAGCGGGAGCGCGCATCCGTCCGGAAGGAATACGCCGACTACGACAGTCTCAAGGAGAGCCTCGCTAAGAAAACCAAAGAGGCCGAGGAGCTTACGGGCAGCATCGGCGGTCTGAAGGCGCAGATCGATGAGCTGAGCAAAAAGGTGAGCACAAACGAGACCGACTCGGCAAAAACGCGGATCGCTTACCAGATGGGACTTCCCTATGAGATGTCCACGCGGCTCGTCGGCAGCACCGAGGACGAGATCCGAAAGGACGCCGAGGCCCTGCAGAGGCTTGTCGGCGGCGCCAGAGCGCAGCCCATGTTTTCGCCGGAGGGCGGCGAAGGCGACGCCAAGGACGCAGCGCTCCGAAAAATGCTCGGAGACATGAAAAACTGAAAGGAGCTTAATTCCATGGCTGACAATTCTACGCATACCATTTCCAAGGGGACCATGTTCCCTCCCGAGCTCGCTGCTGAGATCTTCAACAAGGTCAAGGGTCATTCCTCCCTTGCCATGATGACGACCAGCGAGCCCATTCCCTTTAACGGCAAGGACATTTTCACGTTCTCGCTCGACCACGAGATCGCCATCGTCGGCGAGAATGCCGCCAAGCCCGCGGGCGGCGCCACCATGACGCCGGTGCAGATCCGCCCGGTCAAGGTCGTGTATCAGTCCCGCGTTTCGGACGAGTTCATGCTGGCGGCTCAGGAGGCGCAGCTCGACACGCTGCGCGCCTTTGTGGACGGCTTTTCCGCGAAGGTGGCCCGCGGTCTGGACATCATGGCGATGCACGGCGTGAACCCCTTCGACGGAAACGCGTCGAGCATCGTCGGCAACAACCACTTCGATTACGCGATCCCCGAAGCGAACAAGATCGTTTACGGTCACGACAGCTCCGCCGCGGACGCCAACATCGAGGAGGCTCTCGGGAAGATCGAAAGCCCGACCGGCATCATCATGGGCAAGACCATCCGCACGGCGGTCGCCGAGCTGACCACCAACAACGCCCGCAAGTACCCCGATTTCGCGTGGGGCGCGACGCCGCCCACGCTCGGCGGCATGAAGCTCGACAGCAACTCCACCGTGGAGTTCAATGCCAGCAAGGACCGCGCCATCGTCGGCGACTTCTCCGCTTTCCGCTGGGGCTTTGCCAAGGAAATGCCGATGGAGATCATTGAGTACGGCGATCCGGACGGCTCCGGCACCGACCTGAAAAAGGCCAACCAGGTGCTGATCCGCAGCGAGGCGTACATCGGCTGGGCGATCCTTGACGGGGCGTGCTTTGCGAGGGTCTACGCAAACCCTTGAGCGCGAACCTGACTGAGCTCAAGTTGGGTTCGCTGACTCTGACGCCGAAGTTTGATCCCGGTGTGACCGAATACACGGCGTCAACGAGCAACGCGACCACTGCCGTGACAGCTACGCCGGAGGACAGCAGCGCCGCCGTGACTCTCAAGCTCGGCGGGGCTACCGTCACGTCTCCCGTAACGTGGGCAAGCGGCGAAAACACGCTGACGGCGGAGGTCACCAACGGCGACGTATCCAAGACCTACACCGTGACCGTGACGAAGACCGGAGCGTGACCATGAGCAGCAAGGCATTTGCCAGCGTCAACGACGTCCGCCTGCTCTGGCGGGCCATGACCACGGAGGAGCAGGAGCGGGCAGACGCCCTGCTCACCGTGATTTCCGATGCGCTCCGCGTTGAAGCCAAGGGGGTCGGGAAGGATCTTGACAGCATGATCGCGCAGGACGAGACGGGCGCTATGGCCAATGTGGCCAGGAGCGTCACGGTCGATATCCTCTCGAGAATGCTCACGGCCCCCACCGACGAGGCGGCATTCAGTCAGTTCTCCCAGAGCGCGCTGGGATACACCGCATCCGGCACATATCTATCGCCGGGCGGCGGGCTGTTCATCAAGAAAGCCGAGCTTGCAAGGCTCGGCCTTCGCCGGCAGAAGATTGGGGCGATCAACCTGTGCGGATAAAAGGAATTCAGGTCACGCTTTATGAGAGAACGCAAAACGGAACGGACAGCTTCGGCGCTCCCGTCTGGGACGAGGCTCCCGTTGCCGTTGACAATGTTCTCGTTTCCCCCGTGAGCACCGAGGCGCAGGTCAACGCCGCGCCGGCGGAGCTTTACGGGCGGAGAGAGCTGTACCAGATCGCCGTGCCGAAGGGCGACAGCCACCGCTGGAGCAACTGCCGCGTGTCTTTTTTCGGCAAGATGTGGCGGGTAATCGGCGGCGAGAAAAGGGGCATCGAGAGCAGCATCCCGCTTCTCTGGAACGCGATCTACACTGTGGAGGCTATCGATGAGTAACGTGACGATCGAGCTCAATTCCGCCGGTGTCCGCGAGCTTCTGCAAAGCGCAGCCATCCGGGCAGCCGTCATGGAGGCGGCTGCCGGAGTCTGCGCCAGAGCCGGAGACGGATACACGGTTGAGGCGTACACGACAGCGCAGCGAGCGGCTGCGCGAGTGAAGGCCGAGGCCGACGCTGCCGAAAGGGAAAACCGAGAGAACAACACGCTGCTCCGGGCGCTCGGCTGATGTGTCCAATTCGGACACAGGAGAAGAATATGATCATCGAACAAAGGGTCCGGGACTATCTGGCCGCCAATACCGGAATAACGGTCGTTCTGGAATACCCGGAGAGGCCGGAGGCTTCGTTCATTCTTGCGGCACGCACCGGTGGCGGCGGCGAATTCGTACGGCGGGCAACCTTCGCTATACAGAGCTATGCCGCCGCGCTGGCGGACGCCGCGGAGCTGAACGAGACCGTGAAGAAGGTCATGAGCCGCTTTGCCGCGGAAACAAACATTTCCGCCTGCCGGCTGAACAGCGACTACGAGTTTACGGACACGAGCAAAAAGCGCTACCGCTATCAGGCGGTATATGAAATCTACTATATGGAGGATTAACTATGGCTGCACCTGCAAAAAACGCCGTTTCCACCGGGAAGCCCAAGGTTGCCGGATCGGTCTATATCGGCTCGGCTGCCGCAGCGCCCGCCGACGCCACCACCGAGCTCGGCACCGGGTGGACGCCTCTCGGCTACGTCGGCGAGGACGGCGTGACGAATGAAAACAGCCCGGAAACCGATTCAAAGAAGGCCTGGGGCGGCGACATCGTGCTCAAGCTTCAGACCGAAAAGCCGGACACCTTTACCTTTAAGCTGATCTCCTCGCTGGATCTGGACGTGCTGAAGGCCGTATACGGCGACGGCAATGTGTCCGGAACGCTGGCGGACGGGATCACCGTTACCGCCACCGGCGAGGAGCTGCCCGAAAAGCAGTGGGTGATCGACATGGTGATGCGCGATAACGCCGTGAAGCGCATCTACATTCCCTCCGGCTCCATCAGCGAGATCGGCGAGATCGTCTATAAGGACGACGAGGAGGTCGGCTACGAGCTTACGATCATGGCTATGCCCGGTTCCGACGGCGCTACGCATAAGGAATTCATCAAACGGGCCGCGGGCACCGGAGGCGGCTGATGACGAAGAAGCTCACGACGCCCAGAGGCGCGGCGCTGGAGATCGAGCTGACGAAGCTGGACGATATGCGGCTTTTTGACGCGCTGGTCGCTCTGCAGGACGGCGATCCCCTTCAAATGCCGCGGATCATGAATCTGATCCTGACGCCTGAGCAGAAGGCCGCCGTTTACGAGGCGTGCAGAGACGAGAACGGGCGTGTCCCTATCGAGGCGGTCAATGATGAGATCCTTGCCATCTTCAACGCCTTCACCGAATCAAAAAACTCCTGATCCTCGCCGCCATGGCGGCCAGAGACGAAGACGCTCTGGTGTGCGACATGGCTGAGACCTACCACATCTTCGATTACCGAGCCTTGCCGCTGTTTCTCGCCGCAAGGCTCGCATGCGGATTGCGGGAAAACAGCCGGAGCAAAATGCGGCTCGCCGGAAACCGGATCGAGCTGAGAGACGCGCTCCTCGCTGCCATTCTCGACCGTGTGAGCTTTTTGGCATGGGCGCAGACCCGCGACGGGCAGAAAAACCGAAACCGCCCTGCGAGCATTCTGGACCGTCTGATGCACGAGCCGGACGAACGTGAGACGCCTGTCGTTTATGCCGGCGGCGAGGAGTTTGAAAAAGCAAGAAAACAGATCCTGCAAAGGATCCTCGGGGAGGCAAAAGCCAATGGCTGATATCGCAACCGCATTTGTAAAAATTATGCCGTCCGCGCAGGGGATCAGGGAGCAGCTGGGAAGGCAGTTCGAGGGCGAAGGAGAATCCAGCGGAAAGAGCTTTGGGAAGGGCTTTGGCGGATTGCTGAAAAAGGTCCTTACCGGCGCGGCTGTCGCCAAATCACTGAAGGCCTTCGGCAGCATCGTCCGGCAGGGCGTCGACGCCTACGCAAACTATGAGCAGCTCGTCGGCGGCGTCGAGACGCTGTTCGGTACCGGCGGGCAGGGCCTGCGGGAGTACGCCGCCAGCATAGGAAAATCCGTGGCGGATGCTGCCGGCGAATGGAAGGCGTACAAGGCCGCCCAGAATACCGTGCTGCAGAACGCCTCCAACGCTTACGCCACAGCCGGACTCAGCGCCAATGCCTACATGGAGACCGTCACCGGCTTTGCCGCTTCTCTGAAGCAGAGCTTTGACGGAACGGCAGCCGGGGCGCAGGCTGCGGCCATCGCGGCGGATATGGCAGTTACAGACATTGCCGACAACGCCAACAAGATGGGCACGCCGATGGAGAGAATAACGGATGCATATCAGGGGTTTGCGAAGCAGAACTACACCATGCTCGACAACCTCAAGCTCGGCTACGGCGGCACGAAGACCGAGATGGAACGGCTTCTCGCCGACGCGCAGAAGCTGACCGGAGTGAAATACGATATCAACAACCTTGCCGACGTTTATTCCGCCATTCATGTGATCCAGGGCGAGCTCGGCATTACCGGGACGACCGCCAAAGAGGCCATGAGCACGATCCAGGGCTCGCTGAACATGACAAAGGCGGCATGGGAGAACGTGCTCACCGCGCTCGGCGGCGGCGGAGAGCTCGACGGTGCAGTAACGAACCTGATCACCTCGGCCGCGGCCTTCGCGGGAAATCTCCTGCCGGTCGTCAATACGGTACTGACCGGGATCGTTTCGGCGCTGCCGCAGCTTGTGACGGCGGCGGTCGGCTTTGTGCCGCAGCTTGCTACCACGCTGATCACGCTGGCTCCGGCGCTGCTGACGGCCGGGATCCAGCTGTTCACGGGGCTTGTGCAGGCGCTGCCGATGATCGTCCCGGCGCTGGTCTCGGCGCTGCCGGGGATGATCACACAGGTCACAACGGCGCTCGTGACGAATCTCCCGCTGCTGATCGGGGCGGGCATTCAGCTGTTTCTGGGGCTTGCTCAGGCGCTGCCGCAGGTGATCCCCGCCGTCGTTTCGGCCATTATGTCGGCCATTCCCGATATGGCCGGGGCAATTCTTGAGGGGATCCCGGACATGCTGTCGGCCGGTATCGATCTGATCAACGGTCTGGCGGCCGGCATCTGGCAGGGCATCCAGTCGCTGCTCAGCTCCGTCGGCGAGTGGTGCGGGCAGATCATCGCCAAGGTCAAGGGCGTTTTCGGCATCGCGTCGCCGTCGAAGGTATTCCGAGAGTTCGGCAAATACCTCGACGAGGGACTTGCGCTCGGCATCACCGGCAGCACGAGCATCGTGCAGCGGGCCGTAGGCGAGCTCGCCGGGAAGACCACCGACGGCTTCACCGCCGTCGGGGAGCTGCGGTCCGGCATCGGCACGCCGATGGGCGCGGTTTCTCCCGTGAAGCAGAATATTGTCAATCTCAACGTTTCCGCGAAGGAGCTCACGAAGAGCGATACGGATTATCTCGTGGAGACCGTCAACCGCAGGCTCGGAGGGTTCGCATGAACAGAAAAATCTACATTCAGAACGAATCCGGAGGCCGAATCGCGCTGAACGGTGAGACGGGGATCACGATCGTTGATTCCACCGGCTTCGGTGTGGACACCGCCGAAGAGTTTGCGGATATCGGCTTCGGGTTCTTCTCTCCTGTCAGCACAAGCAGCCACCCGCAGCAGAGCATTGCCGGAACGCTGTTCTTCAAGGGAGCCGACACGTTCGCCATGTACGAGACGTTCGCCGACTTCCTTATGAAGGCCGGCAGACTGTATGTCGTTGCGGAGCTCGTGAGCGGCGTCGGTGCTTACATGCGGGAGGTTCGGGTGAATTTCATCACGAAGGGCGAGCGGGAGCGCAACCATCTTCAGGTGCCCGTCAGCTTCCTTTCGCTTACCCCGTGGTTCAGAAACACAAAGCTGAACATCCGGCTGGATCGCGCTCCGGCGTCCGCCGCGCGGTTCGGCACCGAATTCTTCGGCTCCGCAGCGTTTACCGCGGCGTTTGATTCGGGCTTTACCGTCGAAATCCCGCCGGACGGGCAGCTGCCGGCCGTCCTGCAGCTCACGTTCACCGGCGCGGTGACCAATCCGCGCATCGAGTTGCGCGGCGTAGGCACGGGAACGCTGTACTGCCTGTGCGCCGTTTCCGTCAAGCTGAACGCCGGAGACCGGCTGGAATACTCCGCGAGCCCCGTCGATGCGTTCATCCGGAAGGTGAGCTCCGGCGGCGCTGTAACGGATCTCATGGATCGGGTCGACCCCTCCGCTGATCCGTTTGCGCTGATCCCCATCACCGAGCCTGTCCGTCTGACGTTCAGCGGAGACGCGGAGCCTGACGGCAGCGCAGAGGCGTCTGTCCGGTATTACTACAGGAGCATATAGAGCTATGATATGCAACATTCGCAGGCTGTCGACGTGGGAGCATCTCGCGTCGCTTACGGCTTTGGACTGGGAGCTGCCCCTCTGGGCGGAGGACGACGAGCAGGGGCGGGTTACCATTTTCGGCGAGCAGCCCGACTACAGCGGGCAATGGGCCTGCATCAACGGCGGGCTGTTCTTCATCTCGGGCTCCGCGCCCGATTCGGGCAGCACGAAGCTGACGCTCCGGCTTCCGCGGTACGCCTTTTCCCGAGAGCTTCCCTACAGCGGGACTGGCTCGGAGACATACGGCGAGTTTATCGCCGGGATCCTCACAGCGGAGTACATCGGGCAGGCGGACGCGGAATACGCGATGCCCTACCTTTCCGTTTCCAACACGGATAAAACGGCGTTCACGTTCCCCGTCGAGAGCGGGAAGCTGTACGCGCTTTCGGATATCTGGACGGCAGCAGAAAAGGCAGGCGTCCGGTTCGTGTTCTCGACGGCGCCAGAGGCTCTGACGCTTACGGTCGAGACGGGCGAGCCGAAAACAGTCAATCTGTTTTCCGGCAATGCCGGTGTGATCGTGTCCTCGCAGCAATGGTCCAGCTCCGTCGTCGCGAAGGTCACCGTGCGGCCGGAGGGCGGTACGCCGGAAGACTGGTATCTGCAGGAGGACGGCAGCGTGGCGCAGACCCCGCCGCAGGAGCGGCTCCATGGGCAGTGGACGACGGTTGAGATCAGCGGCGACAAGCTGCCGCAGGAGGCGGCGCAGGAGGCGATGGACAACAACACCGCCGGCTACAAGATCGAGCTTTATACAACGCGCACCGATCTGCATCTCGGCGACACGGCAATGCTGCGCTCCGGCGGACTGACGCGCAGCATAAAGCTTTCCGCCTGCATCGCATCAAGCGCGGATTCCCGCAGGAAGATCAAATGCGGCACGCTGGCGGCAACGCTCTCGGATGCGCTGCGGCAGGCGACGCAGGGCAGAAAATAGGAGGGTCATTATGGCTATTTTACCGTACAATTTTGAAAATCAGGCGATCACCGCCGCCGGGCTTGCGGCCGCGCTTCGGGCGCTTCTTGCGGACGGGCCGCTGCACGGCTGCGCAATCGGCTTTGACGGCGCAACGGTCAGCATCGCTCCCGGACGCATCATTATCGGCGGCTATGTTTTCCGCCTGTCCGCCGCGGCCGTCGTGGACGTTCCGACAACGGAGAGCACGGCCTCGGTCGTTGTGCGGCTTGACCTGAGCAAGCCAAGCACCGCCGGAAGCTTCGAGCAGATAGAGCTCCGTGCCGAGGCGGGCGATTACACGCCGGTCCGTTCCGATCTCGACGCGGGCACGGGGAACGTTTACGAGCTCGTCCTTGCGCGGGTCACCATTGCCGATGCAGCGATCACCGCCGTTTCGTATACGGCGCCCAGCGCTCACCGGGCCTCCCATATAGGCACCGCCGAGCCGGGCGCCGATCTCGGCGTGTACGGGGATATCTATCTCAAGTATGCAGAATGAGGTGAACGGAATGGGAACGTTCAGCACTGTAGCGCCAACAAACGTCGTCGGTTGGAGCGAGGAAGTATCCGGCGAGATTGTTAGCATGTACAACAAAGGAAAGTACGGCTATGCCTACTATTCCAAGTGCGCTGTTACGCGGCTTTCCGACAACTCTATCTGTGTGCGGATAAAGATGTACTCCAACGCAATCATGGGATGGGGAGCGGGCAACAAAGCGGCGTACATCCCCTGGGGCAGCAACGGCACGGAAAACGAGTTCGGCCCGAGAGAAGCGTACAATTACGGCAGCGGCTATTATCTTGCCGCTACTTATTACTACACGCTTCCGTCAACGTATACCGGCGCGACGGTGACTGCCGGAATGACCAGCGGGCACAGACCGACTACGGCAAACAGCCCGGTCACTCTTGCCGTACCGGAGCCGGTCGGGGACGCGGTTTATCTCAAGACCGGCGGCGTCTGGAAGCACGCGCAGGTCAAGGTCAAGGTCGGCGGCGTCTGGAAGGACGCCGTGGCAAAAATCAAGGTCGGAGGGACATGGAAATGACAGAAAAAGAATTGAGACAGAAGGTCGTCTCTACGGCCGAGGCCTGGCTGGGGACGCGCGAGTACAGTGATAAGCATTACGAAATGCTCGACATCTACAACGCGCAGAGCCCTCTGCCGCGCGGCACGCGGATGCAGGCGACGTGGCCGTGGTGCGCGGCGTTCGTGTCTACCGTATCCTTGCAGTGCGGACTGCGCGGCATCATGCCGACGGAGTGCGGCTGCCCTGGCATGGTGCGGCTTTATCAGGAGCTGGGCCGCTGGGTGGAGGATGACGCCTATGTCCCCTCCCCGGGCGACGTGATCTTCTACGACTGGCAGGACAGCGGCGTCGGCGACAATGCCGGACAGCCCGACCACGTCGGCATCGTGGCGGCCTGTGACGGTCAGACGATGACCATTATCGAGGGCAATTGCGACAATGCCGTCAAGACGCGCGCGTTGGCCGTGAACGCCCGCTTCATCCGCGGTTACGGCTGCCCCGACTACGCGAGCAAGGCGGACGGCGCAGAGCCTCAGCCTGAACCGGCACCGGAACCGGAACCGCAGCCTGAACCCGAGAAACCCGCCGAGGAGACGACGGTTGACCCGTTCATCACGGCGAAGGCCCGCGAGGTCATCGCCGGAAAGTGGGGAAACGGACAGGCTCGCAAGGACGCGCTCGCCGCATGGTTCACGAAAGCCGTGCAGGACGAGGTGAACCGGATTCTCGGAGGCTGACAATGGAGGAAGTGACAATGGACAACGCGGTCAAGCTCGCGGAGGTTGACCAGCGGGCGCGCAGCAACACCCGGCGCATTGAGAAGCTCGAAGAGGTGCAGGACGAGATCCGTTCTCTCGCCACCTCCACGGCGGTCATGGCGCAGCGTCTCGGCGAGGTCGAGAGCCACGTCGATGAGATCAAGGCTTCCGTGAAGATTCTGGAGGCAAAGCCCGGCAAGCGCTGGGAATCGATCGTTGAAAAGCTGATCTGGCTGGTCGTCGGCGGCGTCATCGCCGCGGCGCTGGCTCAGGCAGGAATTATTTAAGGAGGATCATCAATGACCAAGAAAGACATTGTACGTAAGCTCACGAGCCGCAAGCTCTGGATGGCGGTCGCCGGTTTTGTGGCCGGTCTGATCGTTGCCTTCGGAAAGTCCGAAGCGACGGCGGAAACCGTTTCCGGCCTCATTATGTCCGGTGCGTCGGTGATCGGCTATCTGCTCGCCGAAGGCCTCGCAGACAGCGCAGGCAACAGCGGCGCTGACCCGCCCGAAGAGTAAACCCGCAACAAAAAAGTCGTGTCCAATTCGGACACGCAAGCAAAAGAAACGCCGCGCAAGCCCGGAAGGCTGCGATCCTCGCAGCCGTTCGATGCAGGACTTGCCCGGCGTTTTTCAATAGAATTGAGAGCGTTGGGGGTGTTTTGGGGGTGTCAGGCGTGGTGAGCGCAGTTTCCAAGAAAAGGAAAAAGCCTGAAACCATTGAGATTTCAGGCTTTTTGATGGTCGGAGTGGCGAGACTTGAACTCGCGGCCTCTTGGTCCCGAACCAAGCACGCTACCAACTGCGCTACACCCCGATACCGATATCAGCAAGATAGAATTATATTGTCTTTCGGCGGAATTGTCAAGTATTTTTCGGAAACTCTTTTTCTATTCTTGTAAAAAACTTCAGACTGTTATAGAATGTACGTACATTTTACGCACACTCTGTGCAGGAGCTTTGATGTATGGACAAGAAACTTGAACGGATTCTCCCGCTCGTACAGAAGCCCGCCCGGTACACCGGCGGTGAGTACGGCGAAATTCAAAAAGATAAAAGTGAAGTCGATCTCCGCATGGCGCTCTGCTTCCCGGACACGTATGAGATCGGCATGTCGAACACCGGCATGCGCATTCTCTATCAGGTGCTCAACGACCTTCCCGGCGTGTGGTGCGAGCGCGTGTTCGCTCCCTGGTTTGATATGGACCGGCAGATGCGCGAAAAGGGGCTCCCCCTCTACGCGCTTGAAAGCGGCGACCCGCTCAGCGAGTTTGATGCGATCGGCTTTTCTCTCGGCTACGAGATGGCGTATACGACCGTTCTCGAAATGCTCGATCTGGCCGGCATTCCGCTGCGCAGCGCCGAGCGCACAAGTCTCACGCCGCTCGTATTCGCGGGCGGCAGCGTATGCTGCAACAGTGAGCCGATGGCGGACTTTTTCGATCTTATGATCATCGGCGAGGGCGAGAGCGTGGACGGCGAAGTTTTGCAGCTTCTGCGCGAGGCGAAAGCCGCCGGTTGGAGCAAGGCGGAATTTCTCCGCCGCGCCGCGCTCATCGGCGGCGTGTACGTCCCTTCCCTCTATACGCCGGAGTATAACGGCGACGGCACGCTCAAGGCCATGCACGCCGCGCCGGGTGCGCCCGAGCGCATTACGAAGCGCATTGTTACGGACTTTGAAAACAGCTGCTTCCCCGTGGACGCGATCGTCCCCTCCACGGAGATCGTGCACGACCGCGTCGGTCTTGAGCTCTTCCGCGGCTGCATCCGCGGATGCCGGTTCTGTCAGGCCGGACACATTTACCGCCCGGTGCGCAGCCGCAGCGTGGAAAAATGCATGGAGTACGGCAAGGAATCTCTCGCCTTCTCCGGCTACCACGAGATCACGCTCCTCTCGCTCAGCACGAGCGACTACCGCGGGCTGAACGAGCTTTGCGACGGACTGATGGACTACTGCGAAAGCCGCGGCATCGGTCTCTCGCTCCCCTCGCTGCGCGCGGACAACTTCTCTATGGACATCATGCAGCGCGTGCAGAAGGTGCGCAAATCCGGTCTCACCTTTGCGCCCGAGGCCGGTACACAGCGCCTGCGCGACGTTATCAACAAGAATGTTACCGAGGAAGACCTTCTCCGCTCGTGCGCCGTGGCGTTTCAGGGCGGTTGGAACAGCGTGAAGCTCTATTTCATGCTCGGTCTGCCGACGGAGACAGACGAGGATGTGCTCGGTATCGCCGAGCTTGCCGACCGCGTTGTGCATTGCTGGCGGGAAAACTCGCCCAACCGCAGCCACGGGCTGCGCGTGACGGTGAGCACGTCCTGCTTCGTACCAAAGCCGCACACGCCGTTTCAGTGGGAGCCGCAGGTCACGCGCGAAGAGTATATGCGCCGCGTTACGCTGCTGCGCGACAACATGAAAGCGCGCGCCGTTACCTACAACTGGCATGACGCCGACACCTCGCTCACCGAGGCGGTGCTCTCGCGCGGCGACCGGCGGCTCGGCGCAATGATCGAAAACATCTGGCGGCAGGGCGGCTTTCTTGAATCGTGGTCGGAGGGCTTTGATCTCAAGCGCTGGGAAAGGGCCGCGGAGGAGGAAGGCATCTCCTTCCCGTTCTATGCCAACCGCGAACGCTCGCTCGATGAGGTGCTGCCGTGGGATCATCTCTATATGGGCGTGAACAGGCGCCACTATATCCACGAATACGAGCAGGCGCACCAGGGGCTTCTCTCCCCCGACTGCCGGGCGCAGTGCTCCGGCTGCGGCGCCGCCGCATTTCTGAAAGGAGGCCGCTGCGATGGATAAGCTCCGGCTCGTATACGAGCAGACCCGCCGCGCGATATGGATGTCGCATCTCGATACGATGCGCACGCTGCAGCGCGCCATCAAGCGCGCCGGCATTCCCATCCGGTACAGCGAGGGCTTCAACCCCCACGAGCTCATCTCGATTCTTCTGCCGCTCTCCGTCGGCACGGCGAGCCTCTGCCAGATCGCCGACATCCGCGTGCGCGAGGATGTGGACATTGCCGCGCTGCCCGCGCAGTTGACCGCCGTGATGCCGGAGGGCATCCGCGTGACGGACTGCTACGAGAACGCGATGAAGCCCGCCGAGCTCAAATGGATGCGCGTGAACGGCACATGGGAATACGATACCGCCGATACGGAAACCGTCGCCGCAAAATGTCGGGAGCTTTTCGCCGCCCCCGTCGAGGTCATGCGCAAAACCAAACGCGGCGAGGGACTTTTCACCGTGACCGAGCATGTACGCGATCTGACGTTCACCGCCGGCGACGGCATTGTGACAGTCGAGGGTGTCGTCTCCTGCGCCGAGCCCGTGGTGAATCCCGAGCTTCTCACTGCGGCGGTGCGGACACACCTTCCGGACTGTGCGCCGGACGGCGGCCGCTTCTGCCGCACGGCGCTTTATCGCGCCGACGGAACGCCTTACCGATAATTTCCAAATTTCTTAAATTAGGTGTTGACATTTTTCAAAGGCATGATATAATAACACTTGCCTTTGACATGCGGGAGTGCTGGAATAGGTAGACAGGCAGGCTTGAGGTGCCTGTGTCCAACCATAGACGTGAGAGTTCAAGTCTCTTCTCCCGCACCAATCAGCACAACAGTTTATCTGTTGTGCTGATTTTTTATTTCTGGTTGATACGCTTTTTAGGTTCTAAATCAAATGTTGGGTGGGCAATCCCGGAGGGATGAGCTGCACCCATTTTTTATTATAGAATCGAAAAACTACGCTATTGGGAATGCGGATACTGCGGAGATTTAAGGATCCATCTGCTCAAGGTCTTTCCCTCCCGTTGGTTTTTTCTGATCATAGCCGTGAAATAACAGTTCAACTTGCATTGAACATGGTTCCATATTAGAATAAAATCGGAATATGCGGGAAGGAGCTTTCTTGAA